GCATCACGTTCCTGAGCAGCACCACGACCACGAATGACATTGGCGAGGTGGTTGAGGACGCTCCAACTGAGGTCGCAACGGTCTGGGCCGCCAAATATCAGCTGACCGTCAAGGACATCACTCGCGCTGCCGGTCAGTCCGCGCAGGCAGAGGTAAAGTTCCTCATTCGCTACCGTGCCGACATCACAACAAAGATGATCGTCCAGCACAAAGGCGTCACTTACGCGATTACTGGCCTTGAAGAATATGAGGCCGGTCAGGGCTTGTTCGTGATGGTCCGTAGCATGACCGCATAAGCATCTAGATAAAGAGAACATAAAAGATGGCTGACAGACTACGCATTGAAATGAGGGGATGGGACGAACTCAAGAGGGGTTTGGAACAACTCGGCCCAGAACTAGCTACTAGGGCTGGCAAGTCCGCGATCCGTGCTGGCGCTAAGGCCCTTTCGGAAGAAGTGAAAGCGGCAACGCCGGTTGGCGATGAAGATACTTCGCGCAGCTACCGCACGAAAAGTGGAGAGAGCGTCACCGTCGATTACGGCCACATGCGCGATAACATAAAAGTTAAAATGGGTCGCCCCAAGAAGGCGTTCAATGTCGTGGCCATTGTTACGTTCGGCTCTGCGTTCTGGGCACGCTTCCTTGAATATGGCACTGTGAAGATGGCTGCGAAGCCATTTGCCAAGCCAGCGTTCGACAATGCGTCGATCATTGTTCTTGAGAAAATCAAAACTTCGCTAGGCGCATCCATGGATCGCCTCGCAAAGAAGTATGGGAGGCGCTGAGCATGGATAGTGCTTTCTACGCCGCTCTCAGCGCACAGACAGGAACTGTGAAGCTCTATCCGGTTCTCGCCCCTGATGATGCCGTCGCTCCGTTCGCTATTTACCAGCGCACCAGCACCCAGCGCGGGGTCGCACTTGATGGCTTAATCGGATTGGCTTCTGCGTCATATCGCATCGATGTTTACGCAACCTCTCTCAAGGCAGCACAGCAGATCGCCGACGATGTTGTGACCGGCTTTGCTGCTTATAGCGCAGCACCAATCAACTTTATCAGGATCGATAATGAGTTCGACGCTTCGGACCTATCCGGTGATCCCAAGTTGTTCAGAATGATTGTTGAAGTGACGGCTCACTTCACCGCCGACTAAGAGAACGGCCGAAGTCTCCAGAAAATAAATAGTTGGAAGCAAGCCCTGAGAGGCGAGCTACCAACTTTGGAGGCTAAAACATAATGACAACCGCCGTAGAAACTCAGGGCACTGTCCTATCCATTGAAACCGCCACTGGCGTTTTCACCCCTGTCGCTAAGATCACCGACTTCTCCGCATTCAGCGGCTCGGCATCGGTCATCGATACAACCAACCTCGACAGCACTGCTAAAGAAAAGCTGATGGGCTTGCAGGATTTCGGTCAGGTATCCATCAACTTCCTTGTCATCCCAAATGATGCCGGACAGGTCGCGCTTGAAGCAGCCAAGGCTTCGCGCTCCCTCAAGAATTTCAAGCTACAGTTGAATGATACCGACAACACAACCTACGCTTTTTCCGGCTTCGTTATCAGCAAGCCACTGAACGGCGGTGTCGACGCAGCAGTCACCGGCTCGGCCACTATCGAAATCTCCGGCGACGTAACGGTGAGCTAATGGCAAAGCTGGCTACAAAATCGTTCTTGCTATCGCAAAAGCCACGTTCGACCGAACTGTTCATCCCAGAGTGGAATGCAACAATTCGCTTGGAGGCGTTCAATGTCGAACGTCGCGTGGCTTTCGTGACGACCCTTCAAGACAATGCCAAAGCGGTTCAGGTTCACAACGATGATCCGAAAGCCAACCCATATGTCGAACCTCTTGACGAAGCGATGGTCGGTATCGTGTTCAGTGTGGTGGATGGCAAGGGCAATCTCATGTTCTCCCTTGACGATATTCCAGCACTAAAGAAGCTACCATACCAGCAAATCCAGAACATTTATCTGCATATGCTGTCCATGTCGCTTTCAGGCGGAAATATGCCGCAGCAGGTCGAGGCCGAAAAAAAAGATTGATGGATAACCCGGAGAGGCTGTTTATCTGCCGACTAGCTTTGGCACTTGGCAAAAGCCTCTCCGAAGTCGCAGCCATGCCGTTGCCAGAGTTCACAACATGGGCCGCCTATTATGAGCTTGAGCCATGGGGCTGTCCAGTCGAGGACGAGCGTTCCAGAAACCAGCTCACGCTGTTCTACTCCGCTTATCGAGCTTCGTCCGATACTCCGATCCCTACATTCTATGACAGATGGAAGTTGGAAGAGAAGTCCGAACCAGAACCGGAAAGCAATCTGCACAACAAGATCAAGGGCTACTTCAAGGCATATGCGGAACGCCAGAACAAGAAGCGCCCTGCCTAGCCAATAAATACTCCGTAAGTCCTACGGAGTATTTTTATGTCACAGTTCGGCAGTCTCTACGCCAGCCTTTCGCTTGAGAGCGCATCATTCTTGAGCGGCATGAAGAAGGCCGCCGATGAAAGCACCAAGACATCGCGCATCATTCAAGGCTCGATGGACAAGGCCAGCATTGCGGTCAAAGGTTTAGCTGCTGCCGTGGGCATAGATATGCTTGTTGGCCTTACGCAGAAGGCGCTCGATTTCAGCGATGCCATTGCGGATATGTCAGATCGAACGGGCGTCTCGACTAAGATGATCCAAGAGTTCCGTTATGCTGCCCAGATGGCGGGTTCGGATTTCGAGACAGCAGATGCTGGCTTGGAAAAGTTCTCTAAGACCGTAGGTGACGCAGCGAATGGCAATGAAGCAGCGATCAAGAAGCTGAACGAATACGGCGTCACCACTCTTGAGGTCGATAAGGCGGTTAAGCAAGCCGCCGACAGCATCAAGAAGATGGATAATCCGACCAAGCAGATGTCTGCCACGATGGACCTGTTTGGCAAAAAGGCCGGCACGTTGACGCAGACACTTGCTGGCGGCTCCGAAGGTCTGGAACTCCAAGCAAGGGCTGCTCGTGATCTCGGTATCGTGCTGGAAGACGGCATTATCCGCAATGCGGGTCAGGCGAACGATCAGCTTGATACCATGAAGATGATCCTCAGCGCGCAAATGGCAGCGAATATCTCGGCTAATGCTGGCGCAATCGCGGGATTTGCCAGCGGTATTTCGAGCGTGACATCGGCACTCATGAAGTTTTGGGCACAGAACCCCAGGACTGCAATGGGTATCATGGGCGCGATTGCCGGTGGTTTGGCCTCCGGTCCATGGGGTGCCGCCGCTGGTGCTGCTGGTGGTGTCTATCTTGGTGGCAAGATGGATCAGGCCATGCAGGACGGCAACATGGACCTGCGCTTTCGTCAGCAGAAAATGCACGAAGCGAGGCGGAAATACTATGATGCGAAGGCAGCGGGCAACATCGCGGATGGTGGACCGCTCGGCACTATTAGATATGACACTCAGGGCTTGTTGAAAGAATGGCAGCGCCAAGTTGGCCTGCTCAATAAGGCAGTTACCGCCTCCAAAGCTGGTAACGCCGGTCAGGGCACTGCGCTTCCTACCCCAACTCCAAAGCCTACTCCCGCTAAGTCCGGACCATCGGCGGCAGAACTAGCGCAGAAGGAAGCTGATCGCCTAGCTGCATATCAGGCTGATGTTGCCCGCGCCAATGTCGATCTGGCCCGCGCTTCTTACATTGACCACGGGGACTACGCGCAAGGATATGCGTTGGAGCGCGAAGCTATCGACAAGGAATTGGCGCAGCGCAAGCAGGAAATCCTCAATGATGTAAAGACGCAGCAGAACACCAGCGGCAAATACACTGAGGAAGAGGCAAACAGCCTCATTCAGCTACAGGAGAAGATCGCTCTCGCGGAGAAGAGTCAGATTAACAACGAGGAAGCTGTCCGCATTGAAGCTGAACTGCTCAAGAGCAAGGAAGCCGAACTATCTGATCAACTCGACATGCTGGGCATAGTTGGCGAAATGTCTAAGACAGCCCGCCAGCGCCGCGAGGTCGAACTTCGCACGCTCGAACTGCAAAAGAAGCGCGAAAAGCTGGAACTTGAAGCCGTTCTGTCAGCAACCAGCACGGCTTCGCCGGAAGAACGCGCAACAGCGCAGCGCAGGCTTGACGGTTTGGATGCCAAATATGGCGCGCTCTCGGACAATGCGATCAAGAACACGATGGGGCCGCTGGAAAGCTATCTCGACAGCTTGCCCGGTAGCGCAGCAGAGGTTCAGGAAGCCCTAGAAGCCATCGGCACAGAGGGGCTTCAATCGATCAGCAGCGGCTTGGCCGACGCAATCGTGAACGCGAAGAATTTTGGTGATGTGTTCCTAGAGGTCGGGAAAAAGATCCTCGCCACCATCGCGGAAATCATCATCCAGCAGGCGTTCATTAAGCCCATTGGCGGCCTGCTCAGCGGCGCGCTATCGGGCATCGGTATCGGCGGTGGCGGTGCTGGCAGCGATATTGTGATGGGCGGGGCCTACAACAATTACATGGGCGCTCATGCGAACGGTGGCCTTGTGTCATCGTCAGGTTGGAAGCTCGTCGGTGAGCGCGGCCCTGAACTGGCCTATCTCAACGGCGGGTCGAAAGTGATCTCACACAATGTTCTCTCGAACATCAGCGGAAACGCTGGAGGGATGACGATCAATGTCGATGCCCGCGAGAGCCAGAATGAAGCCCGCACTCAGGAACTCGTGATGAATGGTATCATTCAAGCCCTACCAATGATCAAGAAGCAAGCCAACAGCTACACAATGGATCAATTTGGTAGAGCCCGACTTTGATCACAATTCTAACGTATCATTGGACCAAAAATAGGCATGAAATCGGCGCGAAACTGATTCCACCCCGCATGAGCAAAGATGCCGCAAAGAGCTTCGCGCACTGCCTCTTCGGTGCGCTGAGTGCGCTGTTCGAGGTATGTAATTAGCTCATCTTTAATATCTTTAGCAGCATTGCGGAGTCGACTTCCTTCCAACGTAGCGTCATACTTCCGAACGATGTCAGCTATCCGTAGCTGATTGTCCCCGCATCGGTGCCGTAAGCTTTGCTCAAAAGCTGTCAAATTCCCCGCTATGTACCCGATCAAGCCGACTTCTGGAGTAAAAGGAAGGAATTTGATATCTTGTTCTAGTCGCTGAAACTTCGCCAGTTGACCGTGGTTATCATTCTGTCTCCAGTTGACAAGCGTCTCACTCGAAGCATCCTCATCCAACACTGCTTTCTGAAGCACTCGGTCGGGCAGCACCGAACGATTGCGTTCAAGAAAAGATACAACTTCTTTAAATCCACCGACCGGAACGACCTTCGTTGTCGGACGCTCTGTGGGATCGGCAAATCTCTCGTCAGAGAACTTTTCGAAAAACGCCGTTAAGACATCACGTGCAAAGACATCTTCTACATACAACATTATGTCGGGGAGAGTTTCTTCATCAGCGGCAATGTTGCCAATCGCATATGTTGGAAAACAACCGATAATCGGCTTCGTCTCGCCATCATCTTGTTTTTCTAGATAAATTATGCGCTGGCGCTCTATCGTTTTCAGCAACGTCACTGAATGAGTAGAAAATATTACCGTAAGCGACTTTTCACGAGCTTGCGCTTCAAGATATCGAAGCAGTTTCACCTGCGCTCTCGGATGAAGCGCCATTTCCAATTCATCGACGATTATCATACTGTTGTTGTTTACCTGCTTCAGCAAGCGCAACAGTTTCAGTACGCATAACTCTCCGAGGCTAAAGTGCTTTTCAGAGTGATAAGTTGTCGGATTTCCATCTAAAGCAAGAACGAAAGCATCGTTTCCAACTCCCCGGCTCAGATTGATTGTTCGGAGCATTGAAAACTTGTTCGTCTCAAATATCTCATTAGCCGCTTGGATGATTGTGCGGTCCGCAGCCCTGATGTGCCGGGTTTCGAAATCCTCTGGCCTTGGAGTTATTCGTTCGGCAGTTGCGCCGATGTATGTCACAGACGCATAACCAAACCTCTGGAATAGATGAGAGTTGGTCCTCGGCCTTGGCGTCCAGCGCTCGCCTCGATAGGCATACTCAACGGTGTCCCCGTTAATTTCATATGTCACTGAGCCTTCCGAATGATTATCCAGCCGGTCTGACCTAAGTGACGAAGCGAAGTGAACCGGGAATGCGTTAGGATGCCCAATTCTTCGAAGGCACGCTAACAACGAAGTTTTTCCTGCCCCGTTCCCTGCCGTAAGCAACCAAACGCCGCGATCAGGTATGTCGAAGCGCAGCTTCTTGATGTTACGGAGATTGCTGATTTCAACAGTGCCAGCCATTTGATCGTTGAAGCCTGTGTTGGATAGAGGACAGGGGCTCATAGCCAGTCCTTCATGATCTTTCAACATTCCACCTCACCTCCCCCACTAAATATCTAAAACGGGCGAGAGGCACCAATAATGACAACATATCCGATCAGCGGACCCCCAATCACTCCATCGACTGAAGATATAAAACTGGTCAACAATCAGGGCATCGCGCAGTCACCCTTCAGCGGCCACGCTTCTATCGTGAACAACTTCTCACAGTGGCAAGTTCAGCTTTCCTTCCCCAACCAGCAGCGCGGCAGCAGCATAGCGAAACAGCAAATCGCTTGGGTCATGTCCTTAAACGGCACTATGGGCAGCTTTCTCTATCAGCCTCATGGCAGTGGTAAAGCGATCATCGGCAAGTCGATCTACAACGGTGCATATGCTGAAAGTAACGTGATCGCCGTTCAAGGCTGGACCGGCAGTGAGGCAACCGGACTGGAAGTGGGCGACTATTTCAGCCTCAACAATTCCCTTCACCAGATCACGGTCGTCCCCACCAACGCCAGCAGCGGACGCGCCAATATCGAATTCCAGCCTCCGCTTAGGAAGGATTATGCCGGTGGCGCGATTGTTGAGTTTGTCGCGCCAAAGGTCGAATTGCGCTTGTCATCCGGCGACCAATCCAACGGCTACAGTCAGGATGCGGAGGTCATGTACCTGCGCTCGCTGAGTTGCGTTCAGAAGCTGTAAGGAGGCAACATGCGCGACGGTATTACAGGGCCATGGCTCGACGCATTGGAAGCCGAAGGCATCCGCACCGCCATTATGGGCTTCCTCGATTTCAAAACAGAACCGGCACGGCTTTGGACAGGCTGGACGGCGCTCCAGCCTATGGGCAGCGGCGACATTTACCTCGACAATTATGTGTTCGATCCGATTGCCGAAGGCATCCCGATCCAAATTGGCGAGAACGCTTTCACCTATCAGGGATCGGAACAGCTATCCTTGGCGCTGGCAGTGCCACAGACGGCTCCCGACTCCCTTGTCGCCGCCTCCCTCGACAGCACCGAATATAAGGGACGCAAAGCCATCCTCTGGCGCGCTCTCATGATTTCCGCACCAAACGCCAACACTCCGGCCGTTTGGGCGTTCAGGCGCATTCGCAGCGGGATTATGGACAAGCTCTCCGTGTCCTATGACGGTCAGCAGCGCCTTTTCACCCTCACCATCGAAAGCCATTCGGCGTCGATCACGAACGCCAGTGCCTCTACCTACCTCGATCAGCCGCTATTCGATCCCGACGATACCAGCCAAGCCTATGCTGTCAGCATCGCCAACGATCCCCGTGTGCCTGGCCGCCTTGCAACGGGAGAAAATTGATGTTCCAGCGCACCAAATACTGGCCTGATTCCCTTTCGACCTATCTCGACCGCGTGAGCGAATATCGCTTCGATTGGGGCGCCACCAAAGCCGATAGCCATGACTGCGCGACATTCATTTGCGGAGCGATCAAGGCGCAGACCGGCGAAGATATTACCGGCGATTTTGCGGGCAAATATACGAGTTGGAAAGAAGCCGGAAAATGGCTGATCGATAATGGCTACAGGTCGTTCTACGATTGCGTCACTCAACGCCTTGGCGAGTCCGTTCATGCAAGTCAGGCAAGGCGAGGTGACATTGTGGGCCGACAAGAAAATGGCCGCTTCTATCTCGGCGTCTGCGTTGGAAAGTTCAGCTACTTCCTAGATGACAACGGACTTGTCCCTTGGCCGTCAATGGACTGCGATGCTTGTTGGCGCATCGGCTAAGTAAGAACGCCTAAACGGTAAATACCTCAAAATAATTGAGGTATTGAAGTGGGCAAAATCATTAAGTTCGTGGCGATTGTGGCTCTTGCCGCAGTCGCCATGGTTGCTTTCAGTTATCTAGCACCGGCACTTTTCTCAGCGTTCGGTGGTTCGGTCGCGGCCGGTATGACTGCATCCTCTGCTCTCGCGGCAGCAGGAACTAGCGCAGCGGCTATCGCGGCTAAAGTGGTCGCAGGCATGATCGTCACGCTGGGCATGTCGCTGGCTACTCGAATGATCATGGGCAAGCCCAAGACACTCGGCTCTGCTCTCAGCTTCAACATCACGACCGACCCGACAGCGCCGCGCAAGATCGTCTTCGGACGAACAGCGGCAGGCACAGACGAACGTTTCCATGAGAAGGTGAAGCGCGACAGTTGGGCCTACATGACCGAACTCATTGCAGCCAATTCGAAAAGTGCTTTCTGGAACCAACAACCTCGCGTGACTGCTATTCTGAAGAAGGGCGACTATCTTCACAGGGTCATCGCTCTCGCAAGCCATCGCGTTCACAAGGTATCGAAGGTCTATCTAGAGGACGAACTGTCCTATCTCAATGGCAGCACCACCGGCAAATATGATGACAAAAGCGGCCTCGTAATTGGCGCGGTTGAAGAAGGTGACACTGAGAACGCGGAAAAGTTCGGCAGCGGCGATTATTGGAAAAACACTGCTACATTTACCGGCTGCGCCTATCTCAAAATGATCTTCCGTCTCAGCACGGATAATTACCCTGACGGCCTGCCAACCCGCATTACGACAATCGTTGACGGCTGCCCTGTCTACGATCCGCGACTCGATAGCACGGTCGGCGGTGTTGGCTCTCACCGCGCCAATAATCAGGACACCTGGTCCTTTATAAGCGGGTCGGAGGATATTGGCCGCAACCCTGCTCTGGCTCTGCTGACTTACCTCATCGGCTGGAAGATCAATGGCCGCCTTGCTTGGGGCATGGGCATTCCAGTGGATCGCATCGACCTCGGCAATTTCATGACCTACGCCAATATGTGCGAGGAACCGGTTGTCACCAATGGCGGAACCACGGTCAATCGCTACTTCTGCGATTGCCTCCTATCGACCGCCGATACCCACGAAGCGAATATCAACATCATTTCGGCGGCCATGGGCACGGCAAAGCTGGTCGATACCGCTGGCATGTATCAGCTTATCGGCGGCTATGACGATCTCGACGGCCCGACGATCACGTTCACAAGGGACGATCTGATCGGCCAGTATGAATACACGCCAGACAACCTATCCCTCAAAGATACCTTCAACATCGCTCGTGGTCGCTTCCCTGATCCTGAGAACCTGTACCAGTTGAACGATTGGGGGCAGATCGAAATTGCCCCGCTTGAGGATAATATTCCTCGCCCGCAGGTCTTCGATTTCGCGGCTGTGACGCGATACGAGCAAGCGCAGCGCATCGCCAAGCAGAACCTCGTCAGGAACAAATACTCCGCGACATTCTCATCCGTGTTCGGCCCGAAGGCATTTGCGGTTCAGGTCGGTTCGCTGGTCCGCATGGTCGTCCCTGAATTGGGCTGGGTCACGAATGGCAAACTGTTCCGCGTAATCAGTCAAAGCGAGACGATCGACCTCGCTTTCAACATGACGCTCCAAGAGGAAGCCGCGCAAATCTACGCATGGGACGATGACGAGACGAAAGACCTGCCTCCGGTCGTCAAAGTTCCGGCTTATGACCCGAATGAGAGCATCGGCGTGGAAGGGCTGACAGCTTCAACGCGAACCATCACCAACAGCAACGGCGCACAGGTCAGCCAGATTGACGTTAGCTGGATCGCGCCCGACGCAGGCGTTCAGGCCATCCAAATCCAGTTCCGTGAGCAGAATGGCGACACATGGAATACCGCTACTGATCGTTTCAGCCATGAGGCGGAAATCTTCTCATTTTCCGCAATCGCAGGCGGCGTGAACCACATCATTAGAGCGCGCTTCCTCATGTATAGCGGCATGTGGGGAGACTGGACTGAGACGCAAGTGGACAGCGCAAGGGATAGCTATGCTTCAAGCGTCGTCGGCTATCTGACGAATGAGAATGTCTCGTTCCCGTCCGACGCATCCGGCAACATCACATAAATATTGGGAGTTCCAATATTAGGTGACAGCATGACTTCCCTCGATACGTTTAGCGGCCAGTTCAAAATCTACGACAATGCGGTTGATGTTACGACCGGCAATGGTGCAACTTATGAAGTTGCCTATCAAGAGGGTTGCTCTGTCGCCATCAATAGCAGCAATGGCCAATATGGCGTTACGGCTGTTGCGAATGACAATGCGAATGCGACATTTCGCGCCTACTATAATGGCTATGAAATCTACAAGACTTTCACCATTGCAAAGGCTCGCGCTACTGACGGCACGAGCAAATATGTTGAATTAGCGACAAGCCATTATTTCTATGCCTATGACGCGAACAATCAGGTTCTACCGCAAACCACTACCCTGACGCTGACAAAGTATAATCTTTCTTCAACAACACAGTGGCGGTTGAAGAGGGTTGATAACACGGCTCTCGCAGAGGGAACCGCTGCTGCTCTGCTGACAGCCGGGAAGATCAGTAGTTCAGCTAACGCGAACAGCATAACCCTTGAAGCCGCGCTGTTTGACGATCTGTGTCGGTCGAATGGCGTTTCGGCGCTCGTCATTGAGGCTGTCGTGGCAAATGGCACCGCGTTCAGCACTGACCGGGTTACGCTCTGTCAGATGCTCCGGCGTTCCCGCATCGCATGGGACAGCGTTACCGACCCATACGGCACAAAGCCGGAAGACAATGCCACTGTTGGCGCACCAGAGGGCACAATGATCGGCCTTCGTCCGGTTAGCGAGGTGCTTGCCGATCTGGAGTTCAATGCCGACTCCATGCTGGAACAGGTCTTTCGCGTCGATAACATGGAAACGGTCTATGATGCCCGCACGTTTGTCGAGGGACAGCCGGTAGGCACGTTTGTTCTGAACGAACGAACCCAGCGCGAAACGGACATCGCCGCGATCAACACAACGCTCGATCTCATCGGCGCAAAAAGCTCTGATGGAACGGCCTTCATTCTAGATGCGGCAACAGTTCAAAGCCAGCCGGGTAAAACCCTCGCGTCAACACTCGATGAACTAAGCGCAGCGACGAGCGAGCATGAAGCCTCGATCATCAACTTGAGCGAAGTTCTCATTTCGTCCGATGGCGTCACTGCAAAAGCAGTCCATCAGATCAACGTTGACGGGCATATTACCGGCGTCGTGAATACGAATGATGGGACCGTTGGTGACTATGCGATTGTCACGGACGTATTCAGGCTTATCGATCCGAATGAGGGAACGTCAATCACTCCTTTTGCTTACGCCGATGGCGTGATCAAGATGACCAATGTTGAAGTCGATACGCTAAAAGTGGGAACAGGCGGCACGGTCGGCGCTCCATCCATTAGTTCCGCAACATTAGCAGTCGCCGGAACGGGGACGAGCAACTGGCTCACCATATTGTCGCAGTCGATAACGCTGGCCAGTCCCGGCACAATCTTTGCCAATGTGAGCGTTGCTCTTGGCTTTCCAGATGGTGACAAGACTTGGAATACAAAGCTGCGGATCAACGGACAGCAAGTCTTCCACATCGGCGGCATGAAGACAGCAGACAGCGTTCCTATGATGGGTGCACTACAGCTTGCAGCAGGCACCTATACCGTTGATGTTATCTTCGCTGCGGAGACTTCCGTTACAGCCAATAGCCGTACGCTCTTCTCCATGACGATCTACTGATAAGTAGCGTATGTCCAGAACACTCGATCAGCTTGATACCGATCTAGCGGCGCTCGAAACAACCGTTGGCGCGGAGTTGTCGCCTAGCCGCGCTGACCTCACCAACCAGATGTCCGAACTGCTCGATAAATGGCAGGCGCGAGAAACCGAATTTCGCACATGGATGACCGGCACGATCAACGGCGGTCCCAATGGTGACGGCTTTTACCCTCTCACCGATTCCACTGGCTATGCCCAGCTCGCGGCCTGTCCCGCGAAACTGAGGAATATTTCACAGGTCATTATCCAGCGGATCACCCCTACGTCCTCAAGCCTGTTCGTGGATGCTTTTGCGGGGCCGGTGGCGCATATCACGCTAAACACGGCTAGCCTGACCCTCACAGTGGGCGTTACTACCGTCGATACAGCCCATGAGCATCGGCTGCGCCTGTATCTCACGCAGGACGGATCAGGGGGCCGGGACATTAGCTGGCCCTCGAATATCATGTGGAACCAGCAGCGCGAACCCATCTTGTCGGTGACGCCGGGTTACACCGATATTATCGACCTATCGAGCATCGACGGCGGCGTGAGTTGGTTCGGCATCTTTGCCGGGGTGGCGTTCACCTCATGACCGGCACATTCTCGAACGACATCGTTAGCATGATTATCAGCCTCCACAATTTCGTGGAGCGATATACCGGCGATGCTGCCGTGGGCGAGGACGCCAATTACCTCGTCAACAATGCCGGGGTGGTCAACAACTCGCTGCACTATGAAAGCGGTCGCGGCAGCTATCTGCCTAGCAATGCGGCTACCAGCGAAAGCCAAGTGCTGCTCGCACTGGGCTATATCCGCGCCTATGAAGCAACCGGCATCCCGATATTCAAAGACCGTGCCGTCCGGTTCACTAACGCCTATCTCGAAAACTACTTTCCGGCATATTCGCTGCCGATCTCCGTCGGTGAATGGCGGCATCATTGGGTTATCAACGGCAAATACCCGTTCAAGGTGCTGGGGCCGGTCGATACGCGAGATTATCAGCAGTCCGGTTCTTTCGATCTTGTCGTGGATTTCGAAGATGGGATCGGCTTCATCCCGCACGGCTCCCCGAACTTTGGCGAACTGACTGCCCGCGTCTATTTCGCCTACGGCCCTGTCGCTACCGCAAAGCTGCTCTGGAAAAACGTCTTTGCCGATGTGCTGGGCGATACCGGCGAGAAATATGCGGTGGATTGTTTCATCGATAGCCGATTGATGAAGATGGATGCCAATGGCGTTGAACTCGGCATCTTGGAAAGCGAGACAGCCGGAAAAATCAAGCTTGTCGAGCCGTTCACCGGACAACTCAAGGTCGCATCTGCTGCCCGTACAGGAGCCGTCATTGCGCGCAACAATGGCTTCGATGCTTGGCCTATGTGGCGCAAGCTGGGCTATGGCGAGTGTGCGAGCGCGATGGACGTTGAACTCTGGCACATCGAACTGTTCAAGGCGATGTACGACAGCACCGGCAACACGGACTATCTGCGCGCCTTCAACTCCGCTGCCTATTCATTGGATGCCGCAACACGGCTGGAACCGGAAGCCTACTACTTCAAGAAGAACTCTACTTCTTCCAAGCCTTTCAAACATGGCATCGCTTATTGGTCGCTCAGCAATAGTTCGATGACCGCTTATGTAGGCGTTGATCGCGGTTACAGCACAATCATGAAATATCGCGAGACCGGCTCTGACGTTGCGGAACTTGAAGTCGCACAGACCGCGATCATCAATCGGGTGACGCCCGAAACCGTCCTTAACTGCGAAATGCTGTTGAACAGCCCCAACACCTTCTGCGATCTGACCATCACTGTTAGCGATGAACTGGGAGCGGAGCCGCAAACGTTCAGCGAAATCCTGCTTGCCGATGACAGCCTGAGTTCCGTGCCCATTCGCGCATTCAAGTTCAAAACCTTTCGCCGAAAAAAGAAAAGCGACGGCACCAGCTATCTGACCGCCGATCAAGCCGAGTTCATGCCCAATTCGGGCGCGGTAGCGACGAAAGAGATGGGCTATTTCAATGATCGCCTCGTCGGTTTTGCAGGCATTTCCCTGCCATCGCCGGAAGCATATTGCGTCGTAGGGTTCTGGACCGTCACATCAGGATCGATCGGCCTCGACACGCTCACATATCGCCTCAAGTCCGGTCGCTGCGCTATCACTGTTCAGGATGCCGATGGATGGATTTGGGGGAAGGAATTAGCGGCAGGCACAGGCGGCTGGAGCCAATACACTCTCGGCGCGGGGGATCTCACGCCATGGCCCTACCAGAACAACACAGGGACGCCGCCGAGCGCGTTTCCATCCGGCACCAGCTTCAACAGCTTCAGTTTCGCGCCGATCCCTGAAACCGGGCCGGCCTCCATCGACGTATATTGCTATGGCGAGGAGCCGACGAACTTTGATCTTCCCGAAGCGATGCTGACGGAGGTGAAGCTGAAAATGAAAAGCCGCGCCGCGATCACCGCGAAGTTCGGGGACATTTATGTCTCGAACAGCTTGCCGATCAGCTACCGTTACAGCCCCGGCGTCGTGCCATTCACGACTGATAGGAACGGCAAGGAAGGCACGAAATTTTGGCGCGGCACTCCGTATGTCGCGTACCAATATCCCTCTGTCTGGGCGATGCTGGGAAAGCTGGATCATGTCAGCCAGGTCATAGAATTCTACAGAGACAGCCAGGACGATTATTACAGCAAAACCGGCCTGCGCGGCCCGTTCTCGCAGGTCTATATCTGGCCTAAGTGGGATAACGTCGCATACGGGCAGGCAGAGGGCTTCTCAGCAACCGGCCCTGACCCGAACACCTATTGGGGCGGCTTCCAAGCACGCTCTTTCAACGGCGCTGCTAGCCTATTGCTGCAACTGGACAGGGACGGCAATGCGATCCCGACCGCGCTTTATGAGGTCGTTGACGACTACGTGGCGTTCCTTGCAGATTTCTTGCGTGATAACGGCAATCAGCCACCGACATATTTTGCTCAGGATGGTTCGTCGCTGCCCAGTACCTCCTATGACGAGCCGCATATTGCTGCGCTCCATATCAACGCCCTATCGGCGCTGATCGAAGCCGGTCATTCGACCGCCGACATTTTTGAGGCGCGTGAACGCAGCCTCAGCTACCTCTACGCCCTGTTCAGCAAGAGCGGGGAAATGTCGGGCAGCTTTTCCCCAAGCCCCTCTACGAGATTGTTTTACGGGTTCTGGGTAGGCGAAATTCTCAGGGCGCTATCCTCGTCAGTCCTGATGGAGGATCAGCAGTTGCGAACGCCGTCATCTGTCATCGTAGAACCGGAGCAGATGGAATTTGAAGAGGAAACCTTTGTCACCCTCGAAACCGGGGAAGTGCTGGCGTTCGACATGCCGGTTATCATGCCAGTGATTGAAATGGAATTTGCCGACGCAGTAACAGTGGCCACGGAAACCGGAGACGTCCTCGCCTTTGAGTAAATAACGATAACAAAGGAGGCGCCATGGCGACAAAGAAAATATCCGAACTCACTACAGTTCCAAGCGTTGACGGCACCGAGACTTTTCCGATCTTGAAGTCCGGCTTCAATTACAAGATGACCGTGGCGCAGATTAAAGGCTGGATTGGCAACGCGACCTCTTCTGTCGCTGGATTGCTTTCCGCTTCCGATAAATCGAAACTCGATTCCATTGAGACTGGCGCAACCGCTAACGCGAGCAATGCCCAGCTTCGTGACCGCTCCACACATACCGGCACTCAAGCAGCCAACACGATCACTGGCCTGTCCGACGTTGCTACCACGGGGGATTACGACGATCTGACCGGCCAACCAACGGCAGTTACCACATCGGTTGACGGCCTTATGTCCGCGTCGGACAAAACGAAGTTGAATGGCATCGCAACTGCCGCGACAGCGAACGCAACCGATGCCCAGCTACGCGACCGTTCCACCCATACAGGCACCCAAGCGGCCAGCACGATCACCGGCCTTGGGGCGGTAGCTACGAGCAACAGCTATAATGATCTCTCCAATAGACCCATCGACGCCAGCTATGTGCGGTTGCCCACAGTTGCTTTCCAGAGCGCAACAGGCACGACTGCTGGCACCGCTGCTTTGGTCACAAAATCTGTGTTTCACATATCCAGCGCCGACGCATCCAACAAGGGCCTCATACTCCCGGCCAGCATGACCCTTGGCACCACATTCTCGATCTTCAACGGCACGGGCACTGGACTGAATATCTATCCACCTACAGGCGGCCAGATCAACTATGCCGGGGTGAATACGCCTTACGCGCTCGGGGCCTATACGCCGCTGACCATCGTGCTGATCGATCAAGCCAACGGCGTCTATCAGCAAATCTGACGCGAAGCCCAATGGCGATGGCCGGAAGGGGTGGCAGGCGGTCAGTCTGCTTGCGGGATGGATATAGCGAAAGCAGACTTCGAAGCTCACGGCCTCTACATACAAAAGGGGGGTGAACGCCCCACACTTAATGCAGGTAGTGGTGCAAGCGCGGAAAATAGCTAGGCTGTTTGGTCCTTTAGCAGGACGCTGCGATGCCCATTTACTTTATGCACATGACGGAAGGGGACGAGTTCATCCCGGATTTAGAAGGCATTGAGCTTCCCAACATAGCTGCAATTCAGAAGGCCGCGATCGCTGGTGCGAGCGGTCTGATCGCCGAGGCCGTAAAGCAGGGCCGGCGGGATTATAGTGGCCGGTTCGACGTGGAGGATGAGCATGGCCAGAAGCTGCTCACCCTGACATTCGCATGTCCGATTCACATCGAACTTGCCTCGCCCGGCTAGAAAGCGGCTAGGCCGGAAGCGCAAAGCATTGATGAAGATATGCGCTATTAAAGTCGCCTGCATCCTGCAAATCTTGCCAGTTTGTGATGGTCACTGATTTGCTGCCCAAGCTGATGAGCCCGTCTTCGCGCAGGCGTTGAAGCGTGCGGTTCACATGAACATTTGTGAGGCCGGTGGCATCACCGACCTGTTCCTGAGTCATCGGCCACTCGAAACGCGGCCCTTCGCAAATTCCCGCCGCCTCCTGCCGCAGCGCCAATTCGCAGAGCAGATGCGAAATCCGTTGGCGTGCATCCCGCTGGCCAACATTGAGTATCCATTCACGAAACACCGAAGCGTCCACCAGTGTGTCGCGCCAGAAGGCCTGCGTGACTGCGGGATACGCCGCCGCTACATCCAGGATTGCCTCCTGCGATATATAGGCCAGTTCAACGCGGGTAAGCGCCTGCACATTGTGGTCCGCTACTTCGAGCAGACTGTTCTGCAGGTCCACGAGGTCGCCTTGCAGATGGATTGAGAGAATCTGCCTATCCCCATCACCCGTCATCTTGCTTCGATAAGCGAAGCCAGAAAGGAGCACGATGCAACTATCGGCTCTGTCACCTTCTCGAACTAAATAGGTGCCAGGGTCGCGAGTAGCCAAGCGATAAGGCAGGGCGAGTAAAGCGGCGGTGTCAGCGGGGCCGAGCGGCGAACGGCTCGCCAGCTTGTGAACCATGGGTGCGAGCACGGGAGAAGTCGGGGTATGCATAAACCCTCCGTCCATTCAGGCGGGGGAAGCTAGCCCTCAGCCGCCAGCGCCCTTGGAAGTGGCTGACGATGAGCGATCTTAACATAAGCATTTCCTGGCCGCTACAACTTACATCAGCTTGACCCGTCTCTGCGACAAGCTACGGAAAGCATGCATCCGAGATCGGCGAACCTCTGGGAATGCCATCTGGCTTTTCGGAAAAGCGAGCCACCCTATTGGTAAGCAAAATGAAAGGGAAGACTGGAACTGATTGAACGCTCCTGCGCTCTGGTAGGCGGAGAAATCGGATGCCCAATTACATTTTCAACATCCGAACCGCATCTCATATTGGGGATGCCGTGACCGTACAAATGGACGACCATACCGCTCTTCGAACTGAGATGGCCCGCTTTGTGGGAAAGCTGCTGAGCGATCACGCCGAGGTCATCTGGGTGGATGAAGATTGGCAATTTGACGTAACTGATGAAAGTGGATTGATCCTCTATGCCATGAACATCAGCGCGATGAAGACCGCAGCAACCATGAATAAGAGGCCCTAGGCTGAGCCCCCGGCGAACAACGAGCACCTTCGTAAATCCCAAGCCTCCTATGTGGTCGAGTGGATTTCGTCCTGCGCGTTGTGGGGTCAGTAAGCGTCCACTTGTGAGAGGCGTGATAGCGTTCATCAGCGACAACAAGTGGTCGACGGCGGCACGGCCGCTTTCGCTTCCACGCGATGCCAACGACGGCGTTAGGGCGTTCTCTTCTATACTCCCGTCGATTGGACCGCGATGGCGATGGAGTGGCGTGCGAATAGTTGGCTGCAAGGGAGCGGGGTAATGCCAATGGGATCGCGCCACGACGAAACAGGCTGGCTGAACGATAACGGCGGCCAATGGGTGCTCCGGGTCGAGGGAGGCGGCCAGTGGCAATTAGACGTGGGCCTGTGGACGGCTTGGCGATCCCGTAACCTGATCGGCAAACGGGTGCGCGTCATCGGTAAGCGGGCGGGTTTCGACCTGTTAGACGTTGATCGGATCGAGGCGCTTTAGGTCCATGCTTCAAAGACGGTCTTTTATGCGGCCTAGATTGATCTCCACCTGCGCCCTCTACTATACCGCCATCGAAACAAATGTTGGTGAAGCATGGCTGGTGCAGATTTAGTTGGTCCCAGTGACCCCCCGTCCCTAGATGGGCTGGAGGAAGACGAAGCCGTTGAGGCAATGGTCGATTGGTTCGCCGCTAACTACGAAGACCCTGCTCAATCCACGCCCTACGACAGCAGCGAAGGGGGTTATCAATATATATGGGGCGGCCCTTATGACGCCGAGGAGGAAATCTGGGGAGCCTTTCCCGATGCTGACGAAGAATGGATCGCCCGAGCCGTTGACGAAGTGCAGAATGACGGAACTTTCGATTGGGCACCAAATTCAGGACGCGTCCAAGAAGTAGAAGAGGATTTCGAGGACGACGATTACGATCAGGCCCCCAGCCTGAACGAACGCCTCAACGCACTAGGTGAGCAGCTTGACCGGATCGAGCAGCACATCGAATTCTGGCAAAACCGTCCTGCGGGCATGGGCCACAATGCACCGCCAGAGGAATTCCAACTCAGCCCAGACGACATTGATCTTGTGGAAGCTCGCGAAAGCGTAGCAGAGGTTCGGGCAGAATTAGCCAAGCCGGATCGTGAAACGTCCGCTGATTTGGAAGTAGTTGAGCGGGCGGAAAGCCGGTTCAAAAAGCTCGCGGCCCGCATCTTGAATTTCTGCAAGAAGCCGTGGGCGGTCGCTGGCGCAGTTTTTATTGGTGACCATATCGCCGACAAGGCATTTGACGCCGCTTGGGACAATCCGGACGCCTTCTATTCGGCATTGCACACAGCTGGACATACCTTGGCGTTATGGGGCGCAAGCATAATCGGCATCTGAGTGGCTCTGAGCCAGCCATCGCTTAAAACTTATCGAACTTCGTCCCCCGGTCTCGCCAACTTTCTGAGCGGCACCGTTGGAATGATGCACTCGCCATCATCGTCCTTGCCCTCTCTGGTGATAATCGGGATGGGTTCAGTGGTAATCTGGACTGGCTCGCCCATCCATTCGCATTCAGGACAAAACGGCCCCTCCCAAACATCTTTCGGGTCTTCCGGATTTTCGGCTCTCAGCGGAGTAAGGCGCAGGTTGCCGCATTCTGGGCATTGGCTGGGCACCTTCCGAATGAAGAGGGTCGTAGCGGTCGAGCAAAGCGATATAGCCCCCTCCGTGGCATGAACTCCGGTTTCGGCATCGTGCCAGTTCGATGATGTGCTATGCGTGAGCCAGTTCACGAACGTCCATGCAGCATCGGCCTGCGTCTTCAATAGCTGACGCCGATATTTGTTGGTTTCCCCCGCCAAGACGACACTACAGACATGATCAATCCACCCCTTGAAGTCGGCCTTCTTCGGAGCATCGCCTTCCTTCGTCCATGGAATGGCGACCTGAGCGATTGCGACGAATGCCAGCAGGGCCTCACGGCAGCGAACTCCGACAGTCTGAAAATCAGAAACTTTATGGGCCTGACCCAACGCTTCATAGGCCGCTGCCATCGCCTCGAATGACTTGGAAAACGGCTCGATCTGGGCCTCCATGATCGCAGGCCGCTCTGAACGGGGCATCCGCAGCATCAATCCCAAATGGAATGTGACCGCATAATCCATGTTGGGGAATTGATCTTGGGAATAGAGGTTGGTCGGGTTCGTGATGACCCACCAGCGATCCTTGGTGGTATGAACATCCCAGACATCATGGCGATGACTCAAGACGCTCTCACTGTAGATTTTCTGACAGAACGTGACTTTTAGATCAGGTGCCTGCCATTCCACATAATCAGTGATCTTTTGGACTTCTTCGTCAGTCGCAGATAGCACGCCATTCACCTCGATTGATCCATAGCTATTACAGGAGAATCGCGCTGAGCGATAGTTTCTATGTAGAGGAGGACGAACGCTGACGCGCTGTCCTGCTTCTACACAATCTACTCGCTTTCCGTGCGGATCGCACTCCAAGCGGCAGATTGTTTGAAGCGACTTCTTTTAGAAGTTAGTCGGAAGAGCGATAAGCAGAAGCAGTGGAAGCTATCTTGATTAGTTCTGATCCATTCCAGGTGGATTGATACACACTTCCCCCATATACCAGAACCATTGCAAAGAGAGATAACATTCTCAAAACTCAATTCTAGTATATGGGGGAAGCTATGTGGGTATTCCAGTACGGACGTCTCACACTTCGTATCTAACGCCCTTATCAGGGGCAG